GGATCAATACATTTAATATCAGCAAATGTTTTACCTGTTTGTTTATCTTCATTCAAGTAAATTAGCTCGTAGCCAATGCCAAATACTGACAAATCTTTTTCTAGTTCAGTATCATGAGATACAATATCAACTTTTGTATAAGCGTCAAGGATAGATTTAATATCATCGCTGCTTGTATAAGCGACTGGATTACCAACCATAAAACCAACATTCATATCAGTTACATACTTTGCGTGATTGACAACAACCTTATTATTAGGTGCTGCATCATTATCTTTTGTTCGCTTTAAAATGTCTTGCTTGCCATCATAATAATCAGATAGTTTGTCTAATCTCCCTATAAGACTTAAATGTTGAGAGATGCAATAATTTAGCAGTTCCGGAGTTGGACTATTTAAATTCCCTGCCATCTCTCTATTTATTTTAATTGCCATGTTTCTCCTTTAATAAAAACCAAAGCTTGCTTTAGAAGCAATCGTGGTCTTAACGTTTCTCATATCTTCACTAAAAGCATACCTTGTAGCATCTATCGTATGGTTATCCTTATCTTCTAGCCTTGGCTTAGGGTTACCATCTTTATCTACTTGATAGTCTATATTTTCAAACTCCCAAGCTATTTTAGGAGTTCTTCGTGGGTCAATACAGATAAAATCTAAATCATCAAGCCATTGTTCGCCATATTCGACACTATCAGGCCCTTTTTTAACACCTTTAATGTGTGGAACGTTGTGTTCGGTCTTAAGTTCAGCTATGCTCTTAGGTTCAGCAGAATCAGCAAATATTGTATCACTAGAATAATTTTTCTTGTGCAACCATTTCCCATATTCTCTATTACTTATTTTTTGACCATAAAGTTCATCAATTGCATATATTCCGTTCTTTTTCTTGTCATATTGCCATCTTACATGAGCGAGTGGGTCAGTAGCATAACCAAAGTCAACTGCATTCCGGATATTATCAAAGTTTGCAACCATATCATCAGTAATTGAACCAGGCACAACTTGTAAATTGTCAAACGGTACAACTCCAGAACCAATTGCTTTTCCTAAATATTCCCAATCATAGCGTCTTTCGCTTCTAGCTTTAGTTGCTTCAGCTTCCTCTATGAACTCTTTAGAAATAAATGGGTTATCATGATAAGTAGAGTGGTGAACAAAAGTATTAGCTGGTTGAAATGATGATTCATATTTCTTATTAACCCATGATTGTTTACGCTTTGGCGGGTTATATGAATAGAAAAACTTATAAAAAAGGCCATCATCTAATTCCCCACGTAGAAGTGAGTTAGTGATAGTTGTTACTTCATCTTCGCTTTTAAATTCTGCTAATTCTTCAATCCAACCAATTGCAAAAGGAAACTTACTATCTTTTAATGACTTAATTCGTTCAGGGTTTTGCGCCCCTCGGAATATCATATAGTTTCCACGTGGAATATAAGTAATTCTCAATGGTGACTTATTGAACTTAAATAAATGAGTCACGCCCTGTTCTTCGATAGCCCACTTCATTTGCTCATAGATTGACTGCTCTAACGTATTATCAACATAACGAATACCAACTGCATTAACCGCATATCTCATTAACAATTGAGTAATGATATGTGCAATGTCAGATGATTTACCTGAACCACGCCCACCTTTTTCAACAATATTTAAGATATTACTATTTAAAGCAGCTCGCCAAGTAGATGCAAATGCTTTAGGAATGAACTCAGATAATTTAGCCATCGTCATCACCTAAGTCATCAACGAACACAGGAGTTTCAGTCACTTCTATTTGTTGTTTGTCAATAAATGCTGCATTAATTTTATAGAAGTGTTCTAATGCTTGATTTCTCTCTTTAAAACCTGCTGAATACTCACTCACTTCACGCTCAATAATTTCATTTGTTTCAGGATCACGTAGCACTTTTTCAAATCGCTGTGGTTCTCCCTTTGCAATAGAAGCTGTAATAGCTAAGGCTTCTTCCATTGTCAAATGGCGCTCCAGTTGAATCTCTTTCAGCTTATTTTTGATATACTCAGAGACTTTTCCACCTTTTTCCACCAATTTCTCTTGAGCATTTTTAGCATAATTCTCTTTGTATCCTGCTTTTAAAGCTGATTGGTAAGCATTACCTGTGATGATGTACTCATCAGCAAATGCTTGTTGCTTAAGATTTAATTTACTCATTTTCCACCACCTTTCTCCGACAATAAAAGGCTGCCCAGTGGACAACCTGTAATAAAATATAATAGC